CAACAAAGAAATCTACTATATTATATTTATCATACTGCTTACTCAATTTATGAAAGAAATACCTATCATTTCTTTTCGTAAATGTATCTAGTTTACAATTAACTTTACCACCATAATCAAAATAGTCATAATTATCTGTAGTAAAATGTAGTTTTATTGCTAGATATGTTTTAAATACGTCAAATCCATCATGCATTCTATACCGGTAGCGATCCTTGTTTTGGTATGTTTAATAGTTTTAAGTTAATCGCCTCTACTTTCAATTTTTCTTTTATTTGTTTGTTAATAAATGAGTTGACTTTACCTGGATCTAAATCTTTTTGGTCACATAGATGTATTATTGCGTCCATATAAGATATCTTTTCTTTTCTTACACATGCCTCTATCTCTATTGAGAAAGATTTACTATTCATTTTCATCATTAATTATTTACCTTTATGTCTGACCTATCAAACGTATGATACATAATACAAGTAGATTCACCTGTAGGTATATCAACAGTAGCTATAATCTGATCGTCTTTAGAATACATTACAATCATCATTACAGGCTCACCATCAGGTCTTGCACCTGCTCTACCTAAACTTGCGTTCTCTAATATAAAACCTTTGTTTGTTATGAATTTGTGTACATAGTCCGGGTGTCCACATATAACAGGCATTTCACTTGGTGCTAAGTTAGTATTATTTTGATACGTTTCCTCTGATAAGGCTATTGTACTTATTAGTACAAATAGGAGGATTAATTTTTGCATTACACTTTATCTTTATTAAGTTTCTCATAGTATTTATAAAAGTCTTGTATGGCTTTTCCAAGATTTTCTTCATATGGTTTTCTTTCTTTAACGTAAGGAACCATAGAACCATCTTCACCTGCAATTAGAACAACCAATTGTTCAATAGGTTTACCATATAATTCTTCGTACATAATAGCATAAGCACAAGTTTGTAAAAAGTAATTCTCAATCCAAGATTCTTGGCGTTCTTTGTTTGCTGTCTTGAAATCAATTACTGACAACTTGCCATTATATTCTGCAATACAGTCCACTTGTCCAGCAATAGTTAACTTCTTACTGTACATAATTGTTTCTAAACAATGTATGTTATTAATTTGGTCTACGTATGGTTTGATTAGTCTGAACATGCCTAAAGGTAATACACTTCTCTCACTAGGTGTTTCGCCTTTTAGATACTGTTCAATTAGATTGTGGGTTGCTGTACCACGGTTGGCTGCTCGTCTCATTTCCCAATTAGCAACATCTTCACCAATACTGTCTCGCCATTTTTGAAGACCTGCTTTCTTTTGAATACCAAGTACTGTAGTTATTGACGGATAATGTTTACCATCTACTTCATAAAATCTGAAGCCGTCTATTCTTTTACCCTTTGTTTTAGGCAAAGGTGTTTTGTCTAGTTCTATAAATTTAAATTTGCTCATAATATACTTATTCTATCACTTTCCAGTTGATTTGTCAACCCTCGTTCATACCATTTTAAGTTGATCTATACAACTGTAAATGGTCGTTAATTAATTCGCTAGAGTTTCTTAACTCGTCACGCTTTGCCTTTCAATTAGGATCGTATGACTCATAACAGGTTTTACCACTTTCATTTCTGTAAGCACGTAAAATTTGTTTTCTATTGTCTTCAGCCTTATAAGAGCAGTGAATCCACCCACTGTTAGGTTCATCTAAATTGTGGTATTCCAGAATCATCTGGTCAAACTCTAGGTTATCTGATATCCATTTACATAGTTCAGCGTTGGACAATCCAAAGATTTCAAAATCGGCCGCCTCCGCTTTAGCATGCTGTGAATTTTTACTTGAGCCTATGGCTTCACACAACTCTACTGATCTGTACCCACTAGACACGGTAACTACCTTGCCATAATGGTCTCTTATTGGTTGTAATACTTTTTCACATAACAGTTTTAACTTGTTGATTTGATCTTCGTTAGGATTATTATTAATACCTTTACGATCAGCTGTTTGTGAAGCTGTAAGTTCTTTTAAACTAAAATTATTACTTAATTTCATTTTATCCTCTCGTTATTTTTAACACTTTGTCTATTTGTGCCTTGATGATTGGACCTCTGTTAGGCCAATGTATGTAAGGTTCTGTTGTCTTACTTAAATTATATAGAAACGGTAATATTACTTTTTCTAACTCTTTGAATTTAGCTTTAGTATCTTCATCTGTTATTTCTTTAGTAATAGTATCTTTTTCTGCCACTATCTGCATTACTTCGTTCATCATGGACTTGATAGATGATACGTCTTGTTTAACCTTTGATATTTCTAAACTAGCATTGTCCATTGCTTTTGTATCAACAACTGGTGTTTCTTGTTTAGGTGGAGCTTCTACTGCTGTAACTCCAAAATCTTCTACAAGGTCAAAACCTCTCATGTAATCTGGTAAATCTTTTGTCGCCATTATTTTTTCCCCTTTGCTTGTCTTTTTAGGTGTTTCTGTACAACATTTCTTGTTGCAATTTCTTTAGATGATCGGCTTCTATATCTGTCTGCCAATGCACTAGTAGGGTGTGCCTCTGCTATACGTGATAGATTGTCTTTCCAACCACCATCGTTCTTCATATTGACACCCATTACACCACCTGATATATTTAGTACCTGTGGTACTTGTGTTATGTGCTTATTCTTCTTCATATAAGCCTCCATTTCTGCAATGGTCATCATTTCTGTAAATTCTTTTTTAGTTCTTTTATTTCTAAACGTGTATATTGGCATTTGCAATTCCTATAACTCTATTTAATAATTCACCTAATCCATTTTGTCTTTGCATAGTAAGTAATTCTTTTATTCCTAATGGTGTAAAACTGTCTACAGTTAAATTAGCAACGTCTTCACACTTCTCACCATTAACTATATCAGTTACCAATTTAGCAGTACCTTTTGTTATATGAGAATCACCATCAGCATGATATATCATACAACCATCTTTAGGGTCTTTCATACCAGTTATCCATAGTCTACTAGCACAACCATGTATTCTATTTGCTTCTGTTTTTAACCATTCTGGTAATGGTTTAACTTCTTTTGCTTTGTCTACTAGATAATGAAGTCGGTCATGTCCTTCTAACATATGTAAATTTTCACCTGTCTCTTTAATTTTATCTAGTATCATTTGTTTTTAAAATATTTATTTAATCTATCTGGTTCGTCTCTATGTTTATTATCTGGATCCATACTATCTTTTTTATCTGTTATAACTGGCCATTGTCTTGACCACTTATCGTTAAATGCAATCCACTTTTGTCCTTCTTCTTCCATATCTGATAGTATTGCTCCTTCAGGACACTCTGGTTCACATACACCACAATCAATACATTCATCTGGATTGATCACTAACATATTCTCTCCTTCATAAAAACAATCTACAGGACAGACCTCAACGCAATCAGTGTGTTTACACATGATACACTTATCATTAACACTGTACGCCACTATTATAGATTTTTAAGTGATGATAGTTTATCTTCAGCAGTAGCCAATGCCTCTAACTTTTTTTCAGCAGTAACAACATAATCTATATGCTCTGCAACACCAATAGGTTTATCCATAAAAAGTTTAAGATCAGCTTTTGCCACTTCAATATCGCCTTCTAATTTTTTTATCAATGCGTCTTTAATCATTTTTCTTTTCTCTCCTTTTAACGTATTTAAAAAAGTCTTCATCTTGAAAGTATTCAGCAATATGGTTTGCTGGTACTTGATCACTTTTTATACAATCGTATAAATCAGAATACTCACTTTTTTTTATTTTTTTTCTTTTCATTTAAAATTCTTCCATAGTTCGGCCAACCAAATTTGTCTGGTGATTCTCCTACATATCTCCAACGGATAACTCCTGTATTAGGATTTCTCTCGTATATTTTTTCTTTTGATTTAGCCATTATTCTTTACTATATATAATTTCTTCCTCTGTCTTATCCTGTGGTATACTATTGTCACCTTGTATTTCTAAATTAGCAAAAGGGTCTTCAACTGTAAGTGTAGCAACATTTTCATATGTAACCTCTACATCTGATAGTCCTTCTCTTAAAATTTTTTCTTCGTCTAATGTCAAAGGTCTTATTTGATTTACGTCCATTGCCATGTATCTATCTTCTCTTTCTTTTTTCTATTGTATTTCTTTTTAGATTCTACAACTTTTGGTTTATATTTTGGTGTTCGTACCTCTTTAGCAATAGGGTTTTTCTTTTTGCCAAAAATTTCATTCCATCTATTTCTATAATGGTCATCTGATACTCTACTACGACCATCAAATTTAAATGTAGTTTTACTTGTTGTCTTTAAATGCTTCGCCATCTTTAACTCCGTTTACATACCACTCTGGTATAACAGCAGGTGCTTTCCAGGTAGCAAATTCTCTTTTCTTCATTACATAATACTTTCTATAAGAGCCAATCACATCACCAGGTATTTTACATTCATCTGGCATAGCAGGTGTTGGATCTGTTGCAATCTTATTTATAGGTATATTTTTCGGTGGTTGTCGTAATACTTCTTTGAGTTTACGTATAGTCATATGATCCTCTGTATGATTGTAACGCAATTTAAATTCGTCATTAAGAGCAATCATATGTTTGTATAACCAAGTATAGTGAAATATATTTGACATTACCCACACTGTACTAGGGTGACCTGTATGACATGCTTTGTAAATTAAATCTTCTTTGTCTTCGTCTAGACGCCATCTTTGTATCTTATGACCGTTTTTAGTCCTGCCTGTATAGTGTTCGCCATCTAACATTCTATGTGCTGTAGATAACATCTGAGCAGACTCTATAATCATTTTACATACGTGCTTGTCGCAAGACATTTTAGCAGCTATGTATGGGTTTTTGTCTAGATAAAATATATTCATGTTACCTCATTATATACGGACCAAACAAAATGGCAAGCAACAATGATGGTACAACTATAGACAATGGCCAAAACTCTAATAGTTCTTTCCATAATACCACTTCGTCTTGTTTCTTTTGTTTGTTCACTTCTTTTTTAATCTCTCTCATCAAATTGTGAATAGGTTCACCTTTTTGAAAGTTAGGAAAACCCATATTGTTTAATAAAGCAACTTGATTGTAAACCTCTGATAGTGTTTTTTTGTTTAGTGTAATATTAATTGTTTTCATACGTATATATTATCACATCTGGCCTAAAAGGCAAGCTGTTAGTGTATATTTTTTTGATATAGGTCATTTCTATTGAATTTAGTACACAATTTGGTAAATATACCAAACCAGAAGTCTTTAGACCACTCTGTAGTAGCACCTTTGGTTGCCTCCACAGCATTGTTTATAAGTCTTTCTTGTTTTTCTGGAGTGTTACTGATTCGTTCTATGTATTGTTTCATCATAATATAAATTATACCTCATTTATTTGTTTTTGTCAAGCCACTATTTACCTGCATTAGCACCTTGTGTTATTATTGTTCGTACAACTGTAAAACCAGGATTATTCCAATCTAATGTTTTCTTACATTCTAGGTCGGTTACACAGGTTGTCTTCATGCAACCACTAAAAGTCACGAGCAATAATATTAAAATACTAATTCTTATCATCTAAATTCACTATCTGATTTAACTTCAACTTAATCTCATCTGGATTATCGCCAAAGTCTTTTACCACATTCTTATATCTTCTCAACTTCTTATTTCTTTTTTCTAATCTCTTTAATTTTGCCTCTAGGTTTACTTTCTTATTTGTAGCCGTCAATTGTCTTTTCATTCTCCACTGTTTCAATGATATATTAGCCGCTATCAATAATAATACTGCTAATGGGTCAAATACAAATATTAATATGAGTATTACAATTCTAACTGCCTTGTCAAAATTTTGTTCAGCATTCTCGCCATATATTAACTCTGCTACATACTTAATAGGACCTACCTCTGCCTCTATCTTATCTTGTTCTAATGATAGACTAGCTTTACTATTTGTTAATTCTGCAATCTTATCACTAGCATTATTGATTGCACTATTTAAAGTATTTCTTTCTTCTTCTTGTTTAGCTCTTTCTTTTAGACCTCTAGTGACATATTCTTTGTCAATATAAACTTCTAATGCTTTGTCTAGTAAAGATAATTGTTTTTCTGCTCTGTTTATAATTAATTGTTGTTGATTAATTTGTTTATCAAGTAATTCTATTTTTATATTATTACCAGATGTTGGTTTTACTTGATCTAGGTGTGCTTTTGATAAGAAACCAAAAATACCCATAGACGTTATAAAAATTAAAACTATAATAGCTGTGAATAGATATGCTTTTAATAATCTAGGTATATCTGAGCGCCAGTTATGATACAACCACGAGGCAGCTACTAACTTACCAACTTCTAATGCACTACCCATAGCAATAATAGGTACAACTGCACCAGCAAATAGTGTTGCAAGACCTAATATAGAATAACCAGCGGCTATTACAGATATAGATATCGCACTTAAAAAAGTTAGTATGATTAGAAACATATTAGTGTTTGTATTTTTCTCTTATCTTTTTGATGATTGATTTTACTTTCCAGAAATAGTCTTTATCACTGGCATATGAGTCAAGTGTTTCAACTAATTCTAAACTATCTGCACCTGTAGCTAATAGTTCTCTGTACTTCTCATAAGCATGGTGATTACTTAAAGTATTTATATAATGTAATACACTATCACACTCGTGTTGAAATACTTTAACTCCCCATTTTTTAGGATTGTTTGAAGGCAACATATGTGGCTCTTGTAGATTATAAGTTCTAATACCAAATAGGTTTTTACCAACTCTGGCAAATCTACTGTTTCCCCAACCAGACTCTAGAGCCGCCTGTGCTAATAGTAAATCTTTATCTACCTTGTTAACTGTCTTCTCATAAAAATATATGTATTCAACACACTGATTAACGTTGTCTATAAACTGTTGATTATTTGTATGTTCAAAATCAGGTTTTGTAGGTAATGAAGCGTTTGCCTGAATTTTATAATAGTGTACCGTGGTTACACAAAATAATACCACAACAACGAACATTAAAGTTCGTGCTATTGCTTTTACTGTTTTCATATTTTCCTCGCAACGTAATCGTATCCTGTCCACTCTAGTCCTTCTTCATCTACGAAAGCTGGTAATTTTGTTTGTGTTAATGATAAACCCTCTTTCATCTTAGCAACTTTAGAAAATATAACAGCAGCCTGTTTATCTGTAAAGTTATCGTACACATCTTTAGCCCAATTGCCAGTATAATATACTTTAGATGTACCTGATCTGTTTGATGGTTTATGTAATTCTTGTAGTTGTATCAATGCCTCACCTATTCTGCCTTTAAGGTAAGGATCAAGTTCTTTCACTTTTCTTCTCATCATATTACTCATAATTATAAGTCCAATCCTACTTTGTTTAATTTACTTCGGTAACTATAAAATAAGGCGTTATGGTTACCAGTATCGCCCTCGTTGGCCATCTGGTGTAGATGAACCATTTCATGTGCTAACGTATTAGCAAATTCTTGTTTGTCTTCGTATGTCGGTAACATATGAAGCTCGTACTCTCTTGTGCCTCGTCTTTCCCAATCGTAAGTTATAACTTGACCTAACGTTGCGTTTCTCATCTTCTTAATATAAACTTTGTTAAACGGCGAAAGTTTGTTATCAAATACTAATTCATTTATCATAGCAAAATATTTTTTTATATCAATATATCTAGTTTTATATTTTCGTTTAGATGATTTTTGGGTAAGGTCAGCCTTTAATAGCTTCTTTGTTTTTGTGTATTTTGTTGATCTTCTTAACAATTGTTTTTTCTCCTAATTTTAAGTTAATCATTATATACAATCTTTGTCAACGGCTTTAGTGTCTTCAAGCAACTTACATTTATATTCAAGGTCTGCTTTCAATCTCAACTCTGTCATAACAGAATCAAGTATGTATGGTAAATGTTTTTCTAAAATAGAAACCATTTCCAAAGCGTAAAGGTGTCCAAGTTTAGATATTTCACCCTCCATAATAGACTTGTGATCT